AACACGGCCACGCCAAGCGGGGAGGCGGGCGCGTCCCGGCAAAGCCGCATATCGCGGCGGCGGAGCAGGCCGGCATAGAGCAGCTTGAAAAAGAGATACAGAAAGCATTGGAGGGATAAATTGTGAAAACATTACTGGCGCTTTTAAAGGAAACCGGCATCCCCTTCGCCTATGACCATTTTGCGGAGGGCGAATCGCCGGAGCCGCCGTTTGTCTGCTACCTCCTGCCGCAGAGCGACAATTTCGCCGCTGACGGCATGGTGTACTTCAAGGCAAGCGGCGTGAAGATAGAATTATACACCGACACCAAGGACCCGTCGGTGGAAAAGAAACTGGAGGACGCGCTGGATAAGCGGCGCATCTTCTACAACAAGTCGGAGGTCTGGATTGCCAGCGAGAAGCTGTACGAGGTCCTCTACCAGTTTGACATGGAGGTGGTTTACGATGCCGAAGAAGAATAAAGTGAAATTCAACATCTGCAACGTGCATTACGCGCTGCTGACGCTGGGGACGGACGGGGCGGTGTCCTTTGGCACGCCCGTTGCGATGCCCGGCGCCGTTTCCCTTTCCCTGGACCCCAACGGCGAGCCGAGCAATTTCTATGCGGACGGGTACGCTTATTACACGGTCAGCAACAACATGGGCTACGAGGGCGACCTGGAGCTTGCCATGGTGCCGGAGAGCTTCCGCACCGACGTGCTGAAGGAGTCGCTGGATGAGAATAAAGTGCTTTTAGAGAACGCCAACGCGGAGACGGAGAACTTCGCCCTGCTGTTCGAGTTTGACGGCGATGTGCGGAAAATCCGCCATGTGCTGTACAACTGCTCGGCGGCGCGCCCGACCATTGAGTCCCAGACCAACGAGGAGGAGATCGAGGTGCAGACCGAGACGCTGTCCATCACGGCTGCGCCCCTGGCGAGCGGCTATGTGAAGGCGAAGACCGGGGACGCCACCACGGATGAAGTTTACCAGAACTGGTACAAGAGCGTGTACCTGCCGGATGCGGCAGCGGGCGGGAATACAGATACAGATACCGGCGGCACTGTTGATACGGAAGGGGAGGGATAACCGGCGGTTGTACGGAAACAGGTGGCACGGATACGGAAGGGAAGGTGTAATTTATGAGCATGAAACAGAATATCGAGATTGACGGGAAGCAGGTGCCTTTCAGGGCATCCGCAGCCATACCGCGCATTTACCGGATGAAATTCCACCGGGACATCTATAAGGATTTAAGGAGCCTTGAGAAATCCATCGGTGACGGGGACGAGGAGAGTTCCAATCTGGATTTATTCTCTTTGGAGATGTTTGAGAATATCGCCTATGTAATGGCGAAACACGCAGACCCGGATATCCCGGACAGCCCGGAGGAGTGGCTGGATGAATTCAACACCTTCTCCATCTATCAGGTGCTGCCCAAGCTGATACAGCTTTGGGGGCTGAACGTGCAGACGGATGTCCAGTCTAAAAAAAACTTCGCCCGACTGACCGGGAAATGACCACGCCGCTGTTCCTGCTCCGGTGCGTACAGCTTGGGCTTTCCATCCGTGACCTTGACCTTCTAACCATCGGCATGGTCAATGATATGTTCGCGGAGAGCAGGAACGACGAATACAAGGGCTATAAGGAAATCGCTACCCAGGAGGATTTCGACCGCTTTTAGGCGGCGTCCCCCTGGGTTTATTTCTGCATTTTAACAGGAAGGGGTGTCCGCCGTGGCGAACAGAATCAAGGGTATCACTGTTGAGATCGGCGGGGATACCACCAAACTACAGACCGCCTTAAAAGGAGTCAATTCCTCCATCCGGGATACGCAGTCGCAGCTCCGTGATGTGGAGAAACTCTTAAAATTAGACCCCGGCAACACGGAGCTGCTGGCGCAGAAGCACAGGCTTTTAGGCGAGGCAGTGGCGGGGACGAAGGAAAAGCTGGAAACCCTAAAGACCGCCGCAGAGCAGGCAAACACGGCTCTTGCCAATGGGGAGATCACGCAGGACCAGTACGATGCCCTCCAGAGGGAGATCATCGAAACGGAAAACAATCTGCGTGACCTGGAGCGGCAGGCAGGGCAGTCCGCTGTGGCATTGCAGAAAATCGCCGCCACGGGGGAAAAGCTGAAGACTGTCGGGGATAACATTTCCTCTGCCGGTCAGAAGCTGCTCCCTGTCACGGCGGGCGTTACGGCTTTGGGGACGGCGGCAGTCAGCACGGCGGCAAATTTTGAGTCGTCTATGTCGCAGGTGCAGGCGACCATGGGAATCACGAAGGATGCCATGTCTACGGTCAACGGCGAGAGCGTCAATACGATGGATACGCTTTCCGCACTGGCAAAGAAGATGGGCAGCGAGACGGCCTTCTCCGCTTCGGAGTGCGCGGAGGCTTTGAACTACCTTGCCCTTGCCGGGTACGACACGCAGCAGATGTGCGACACGCTCCCTACCGTCTTAAACCTTGCGGCGGCCGGCGGCATTGACCTTGCGGCGGCATCGGACATGGTGACGGATGCCATGTCCGCCCTGGGCATGGGCGTGGATGAGGCAGGGACGATGGTGGACCAGATGGCGAAGACCGCCTCCACCACCAACACCTCTGTGGCGCAGCTCGGCGAGGGAATTCTTACCATCGGCGCAACTGCAAAGACCGTGAAGGGCGGCACGGCGGAGCTGAACACGGCACTTGGCATCCTCGCCAACAACGGCATCAAGGGTGCGGAGGGCGGCACACATCTGCGTAACGTCATCCTCTCCCTGCAGAATCCCACCGACAAGGCGGCCGCCTGCATGGAGCAGCTTGGTCTGGATGTTTACGATTCCGAGGGGAATATGCGCTCCCTCAATGACATCCTTGGAGACCTGAACACGAGCATGGACGGCATGACGGCGGCGGAGAAGTCCAACATCATCGGGCAGATTTTCAACAAGACCGACCTGTCCTCCGTGAATGCCCTGCTTGCCAACACGGGAAGCACATGGGATGACCTGCAGCAGTCCATCATTGACAGCGGCGGTGCGGCGCAGCAGATGGCGGACACACAGCTTGACAACCTGCAGGGGCAGATCACGATTTTAAAGTCAGCCTTGGAAGGGCTGGCTATTTCTTTTGGGGAGCTTCTGCTGCCCGCCATCAAAATGATTGTCGGATGGGTGCAGAAGTTCGTGGACTGGCTGAACGGCATGGACGAGGGGACGAAGAAAGTGGTGACTACCATCGCGCTCCTTGCGGCGGCTCTTGGGCCGGTGCTGATTGTCATCGGGAAAGTGGTGTCTGCGGTCGGCACGATTATGACCATAGTGCCGAAGGTGGCAGGAGTCATCAATACGGTAAAGACCGCTTTCGCCGCCTTAAACACCACCATGCTTGCCAATCCCATATTCCTCATTATCGCAGCGATTACGGCACTGGTGGCGGCATTTATTTATCTGTGGAACACAAATGAGGATTTCCGGCAGTTCTGGATCAACCTCTGGGAGAATGTGAAGGAGGTCGCCATTGCCGTATGGGAGGCAATCAAGAACTTCTTTTCGGCAGCATGGGAGGCCATCTCGTCCACGGCGCAGGCAGTTTGGAACGGGATAAAGGATTTCTTTTCCGGGCTGTGGGAAGGGATAAAAACGATATTCAGCACTGTGGTGGAAGTGATAAAGACCATCATCACCACCTATTTCAATATTTACAAGACCATCATCACAACGGTCTTAAATGCGATAAAGACGGTATTTACGACCGTATGGAATGGAATCAAAACCGTGGTCACCACGGTGGTGACGGCAATCCAGACCTTTATCACCACGGCATGGAACGCCATCAAAAATACAGTCACTACAGTCCTGAATGCGATAAAGACGGTAATTACCACAGTATGGAATGCAATCAAGTCCGCGGTCACAAGTGTGGTAAATGCTATAAAAAATGTAATTTCTACCGTTTGGAACGGGATAAAGAACACGGTCAGCACTGTGGTTAACGGCATAAAAAATACAGTTTCCACGGTGTTCAATAACATCAAGTCCTCCATCAGCGGAACCATGGGCAATATTGTGTCTGTGATAAAGAACGGCTTTAACCAGGCGATTTCCTTCATCACGAGCCTTCCGTCCAAAGCCCTGCAGTGGGGCAAGGACATGATCATGGGCATCGTGAACGGCATTAAGAGCTGTATCGGCGCTGTGGGCGATGCCGTGAGTAGCGTGGCGAATAAAATAAAATCTTTCCTGCACTTCTCCGTGCCGGACGAAGGGCCGCTGACTGATTACGAGAGCTGGATGCCGGACTTCATGAAGGGGCTGGCAAAGGGCATCGAGGACAGCAAGAGCATGGTGGCAAAAGCAATGGACGGCGTGGCGGCAGACATGATCCTGAACCCTTCCGCAACCGTGCAGGAGATTTCTGTATCCGGAGATGGAACTGGAGGCTCCCCGCAGGGAAGCTCCATAAACGGCCCGCTGATCGAGGTGAAGGAAATGAACGTGAGGAGCGAGGAGGACATCCGCAAAATTTCACAGCAGCTTTACCGGCAGCTCCAGCAGGGGCGGCGGGCAAACGGGTATTCGTAAAGGAGGGATGCATGGATGGGATTTTCTTTTGACGGCGTCACATCAAAAAGCATGGGGATTGCAAGCCGCATGGCCACGGAGAACCGGGTGCCGGAACTGAAAAACCGCACCATTTCCATGGCGGGCAGGGACGGCCTCATTGACCTGGGCGCGTCCCTTTCCGAGCGGGTGATAGAGATATCCTGCTTCATCCCTCCCAAGCGGACGATGGCGGCGCTCCTGGAATGCAAGGATGAGATTGTAAGCTGGTTAAGCCCGGACAAAGGCGTGTGCGAACTGAAACTGGACACGGAGCCTGGGCTGGTGTATTACGCAAGGCTCCAGAGCGGCGTCACCTTTGAGCGGGTGGTTCGGCTGGCGTCGGCCTTTGACCTTGCTTTTTTCTGCCCTGACCACTTTGGCTATGCTGCGGAGGATGAGGTTTTCACCATCACGGAAGCAGGAAGCCATACAGTTAGGCGGAGGCTTGGGAACTTATACTCCAATCCCGTGTACCGGCTGAGAGGCGTCCTGGCATCCGGGGCTGGCAGGTACATCAGCATCACCACAAACGGGGCGGAGCTGAAAATAGCAAGCGCCACGCTTTCGGAAGGGGAAACGCTGGTGGTAGATACAGCGAAAATGACGGCATGGGGGGAGGATGCGG